AGTGCTGCTATATCTTTCTTCAGATTCTTATTCATGATGTATCTGTTTTTATGCAGGTCTATATCATATGTTGTACCACCGGAGAAGAACCTTATCCATCGTGCTGCTTCAGGAGCATCCATTGAGGTTTCCCTGAGAGCGCCCATGCCACCGTATGCACGAGTAGACTTCACTCTCCCGAACTCATCCTTCATGCGCTCACCGAAGACACCACGAGGATTAAGTCTGTTGATCTCAGTCAGAGGAACAAGAGCTTGAGCAAGATGCCACATCCTTGGAGGCAGGGATACACCTAGATAATCTTTGGACTCGTTTTTATACTTGGTAATCTTAGACTTTCTGAACGTATCATAGTTAGCCACAATCTCTAGTGGAACCTTAATAAGAGGCGATGTCATTTCAGCCAGTAGAGGTGCTGGTTTAAGAACTCTCTGAAGGTCAGCCATTGGCAAAACATTCAGTAAGGTGAAAGCCTTGATGACTCCCTTAGATTCCTCGCCTAAGAATACAGGTACTCGATCACCCCAGAAGGCACCGTAGTCAGAGTAGTCTAAGTCTCCAGTCTCATGTTCAAACTGCTGTTTGGCTATGGCTAGTTTCTCTGCACGTTGAGGATTTAGCACAAGACTCTTGAGTTGGGCAGGTATATTCTTTCTCGTCCAGGTGTAGAAAGGCATGAACCTTTTGAGAACATCTCGCTCAGTCTTGGATACATCAGTGTAATCGAACTGAGACTTCTTTACTTCCATAGATGCTATCTCGAACTTCCTATCAGTATCGCCTGCTATATTCCTTATCATCACAGGCTTGCCTGTAACTGGATCGGTTACTTCCTTTGTCTTAAACAACTGACCTTCGTACTCAGACAATTTCCTTGGATTCTTTTTAATCTGTCGTAGGGTGTGGATGAATACTCCATACCTTGCATTACCTTCTATCGTACCACCAAGGCCAAAGCCTGCCTGAACTGCTGGGTTGTCCTGCCCAAGAGTTCTGCGTAGTTTACTTCCTTTACCAACAGCGGCTAGTTGCTGCTCCTCTAAATCTCTTAGAATGTCCTTTCTGTAGTGACCGGCTGTAATTCCTCTTTCTCTGGCTGCTTGGGCTATCTCTTTCATAGAGAATCCAGTGCCCATGAAGTTTGGAGCGTTCCATTCTGCTGCTGATATCTTTGGCGCTCCTTTATAGAATAGGCCTTTACCTCCTCCGATATCGCTGATGAACTTCTGTCTTGTTATATCACTACCGTTAAACCTAGCGTAATACTGTAGTTTGGCTGCTGCTCCAAATACATCTATTGCCTCTGGTATGTTTACTCCAAGACCAGATATAACATAAGCATTAAGAATGTTACCCACGGCATTACGAGTGTGGTAAGCAGGACGAACACCGAGAGTCCAAGCCTTCCATGAGTTCTGTATTTCATCATAGAATTTAAAAAACTTCTTGATCTCCTTTTCAGATGCTATGTCACCACGCATTAGGGATAGCACATCTTCAACCTGACGTTTGATCTGCTTGGGAGCCATGAAGATTTCAGCACCATCTTCTTTAGCTATACGCCTAGCCTGATCTGCTATATTCTTTGCCTCATTCTCTGCTTTAATTAAAGCGCCAGACCTTGCTCCTTCTAGCCAGTCGTGTCTGCTGGTAGATACACTGAATCCTCTAAGCCTTGCCTCTTCTTTAAAGACACTATTCCAATGACTGTCCAGTACCTCATTAGGTACGTTGCGTCTAGGTATACCTTGAACCTCTACATACCCTAGTCCTTTAGGGTCTACAACTTCTTCAATATAGTTATCAATACTTGTATTAGTAGGATCACTGCGCTTTGCTGGGTTTGCTGTTCTTGCTACCCATATCTGATTGCCGCCTTCATCGAGTTTTCTTTTGAGCCAGAACCCAATCTGTTTCTCTTCCTTCCAGGGTTGAGACTCTATAAAGTTCTTCCATCCATCATAGTCAACACGACCATCAGGTTTTTGAAAAGTTCTTCTTGCCCACCCATCCTCTGTTGGACCTTCTCTTACATTAGGCTCATACTCTCCAGTCTCTTTATTCTTTACATGGCCTTTCTTTGACCAATCAAAAGCATCGCCTGCTCTGCCGCCCATTGCCATGACGCCGCCTTCAGACTGTAGCCCAGTAACTCTATAGTTATCAGTGATCTCATCAACAGCCCACTTGTTCTGCATAGCCACATTCTGTCTATTCCAGCGTGATGACATAGCTATTCGTGGATCAGTCTGAAAGAACTCAAAGGCATTGTCAGCAGGATTAGGTCTTGAACCATGACTGCCTATTGTAAGGCCCATTGCCTCTGCTCTCTCAGCATTAGCCTCGTCAATAGTCTTCTTGTCTAGAACGTGCCTCTCCTTTTTATATCCTGTCCTGAAGATAGGCTCACCAAACTCATCGAAAGATTCTATAAACTTATCTTTACCAGCCTCAACAAACTCTCTGCCAGGCTTGGATAATACACCAGGAAAATAACCTTTACTTACAACTCTGTGCATTGGTTGACCAGTAGCCTCAGACAATTCGTATAACCTGTCGCCCATCTTCTCCCACTTATGCAGCATCTCAACACCTTCATCACCAAGTCTCTTTCTTGCTTGGCTTGAGATAGCATGGAGTGGCATTAAAGAGCCATCCTCCTTGTAATATCCTGCATTTCCTTCTATAGGCTTGCCAGTTTTTGGGTCTTTCCTTATCGTTCTTTTACGTTGGGCTTCTTCTCTGAAGACTTTTAGGAGGTCTTCCATTGGCACATCTTCTTGCCTTTGCCTTGCTGTAAAGAATTGACCTAGTGGACCAAGACTATCGGCCATTTCTTTTTCAAACACAGCCTTGTAGTCTCTGCTTGCGTCATAGGTTTTCTTGGCTTCCTTTGATTTGCCAACAGGAATGTTAAACATTCTAGCTAGGTCAGGCAGACCTATATCAGCCTCACCAAACTTAGCATCCATCACCTTCTTACCGGCAGACTTCAGCACAGGCGTAGCACCAGTAACCTCGCCTGTTTTAGATATCGCTTTCCCCAAACCTCTGACAGCACCAGCACCCAAGTAGGTGAGAGGATCAGTAGCCACATCACCGGCAAATCCCAGCACACCCTTGGTGAATGGACTAAGGTTATCAGGTAGAACATCCTGTGTTCTTACCTCATCCTCTCCCAACCAGCCAGACTTCATACCTTTAAAGAGTCCTTCTTTAGGTGTCAAGTCTACACCACCTAGCGAGGCGAATATATCACCGCCTAGTTTGCTCTCTCTTAATCCTACCTTTAACGCCTGTGAAGGACGTTCAATCAAAGCCAGATAATCTAAGATACCTTTCTCATCACTACCTCTTTCGGGTATCTTGGTGTCGTACTTCTTCTGTAGATTCTTTAGCAGCAGTCTTTGCTGTTCTAACTTAGGTCTTTGAAGGAAGGTATCAGGGACTTGGGCATTAAAGTCACGCCCTTTGAAACTGAACTTAATATCAGGCATTATCCCTCGCTAATTATTATGTCATCTTCAGTCGCTATTTGTTTTCCATCTATTCCTTGTAGCATTTGGGCTGCAAGTGTATGCAAGTCGGCATCATTCTTGATTTCAAAGCCAGCATATATATCAGGAATTTTAATGACACTGCTTTTAATAAACATTGCTAACTGATTAATAGCATTTTGCTGATCTCCAGAATCGTACTGAGCCTTTAGCTGCTGCATAGCAATAGCCTCTTTAGAGTACATATCAGACAACTTAGGCTGTCCCTTCATGTAATCAGCAGCGGCTTGTGCCTGAGTCCTTTCAATTTTAAGTTGATGACCGCTGATCTCAGCAGCAAACTGTGGGCTACCTCCTGACTTTATGATTCTATCATAGATTAGTTTAGCATCATCAGGAACGGAGCCATCTTTATTCTTAATATTATCAATGATCCTTGCCTGCTGCATATCATTTCTTTGTAGAGCCTCTGCCTTTAGAACTGCTAAAGCATTCTTTACATAGTTATCTTTAGCCTGTGGGTTGTGGGCTTTAAGGATAGCGCCTCGTACCATAACCTGTTTAAGTCTTTTGAGGTTGAGTGCGCTTTGTTTTTCCTTTGCTGCTAGAGTATCTCCTAGAGCAGACTGCCAGTTATCAGGGATGGTAGACCGATCTCTTATTTGGAAACCCGGAGCAGAACCTTCTCCTCCTGTAACTACTTTCTTTTCCTCTTCTTCAGGACGTAGCATTTCATAACCAAGAAGACCGGCTAACGATGCGCCTAGTCCAGACTTCCACTTATTCTTCATTAGCCAAGATCCTGCTCTCCTTGCCAAGTTTGGAGCAACTGTTCTAGCAGTAGCAGCGGCAGCAGGTACAGCCAGTCCAAAAGCCATTAGGACATCCTCCCGAAAGGTAGTGTGGCCCAAGACTTATTGCCACCACCTACTGCTGTGCCGTATGGAGTAGGTGGCTTACCACCCTGCATACCTTCCATCAAAGCAAGTAAAAACATTTGGTCATCGTATGACATAAACTCATCCTCTTCTTCAGGCATAACCTGTAACTGACCTAACTGCTGACCTCTTGGGTCTGCTGGCTTATAAACCTCTGATCCAGTACCTAATCCTCTTACTCTTTGTGGTACTCCGTACATCTGGGAAGGTAATCCACCTTTGCCTCGTTGTGGAGAATATCCCGGTCTAATGTTTCTCTCATTAACCTCTACAGTGGGTTTACCAAAACCTATACTCAATGGAGAATTAAGGTTAACTCCTCCTGCCTCATTAGGTATAAATAAATTATCCCAACTAGAGGTTGCTTTAGGAGCTGCTTCATATATTCCTTGCTGTCGAAGTAGCGAACCAGAACGAGCCTTCTGAAGCTGTAGCCTTCTTTGTATTTGTGCTTGTATTAGACGTTGTTTCATTCTTTCTTCTTCTGACAGTATAGGATTGCCATTCCATATTGGTCGTGCCATATTATTCTCCTAAAACATTCCTGCTAGGCCAGTACCGAGAGCCGCTCCAATTGGCCCACCTAGAGCCATACCAGCGCCACCAGCTAATGCGGTAATCATGGGATTAGGACCGGCGGGACCAGTAGAAATAACATTACTACCGTAGTCACCTGATATAGCGGCAAGGTAGTTCTGCAATCCGATGCTTGGCAACTGTGATTCGTACTCGTATCTGGAAAGGGCGCTATCAATGCCTTTCTGTTCCATTGCTTGACGTTGCTGACCAATCTTATCCATAGCGGCTAAGTTGGTAAGAGGAGCAGACATGATAGTGGGATACTGCCCAAGATAACCTTGCCCAATACCTGCACCTGTGGCTCCCTGACCCATGCCAAACTGTTGTGCTCCAAGTCCCATCTGGGCTGCGTCCATCCTACGACTCTGGGCTTGGTTATAAGCATCAAACTCTGCTTTAGCAAGGTTGTCATTAATATTCTGTGAGGCTGCTGCTACAGCGTTAGCCTGTATAATATCACCTCTAGTGCTACCACCGGGTTGGTGCTGTACCATTGAGGATCGTATCCCTGGCAAGACTTCTCCAGTTAACTGACTCATTGCCTCATTCCTGTAAGCATCAGCAAGAGGTCCGAATGTAGATGCGTCTACCTCTCCGCTTAGAAGACTTGAGTATTGAGGATCAGTGAATGGAGTGTATCCTGCATATTCAGATGCAGTCTTTGGACCTCGCATAGAGGCACCATAGTCCATTAAATCTCTGCCGTATCCAAGGCCACCTAGCTGAGTAGTCTCTGCTCCAGCCTGTAAGTTAGCAGGTCGTGGTCCACTTGCATAAGAAAGAGCAGCTTTCTGAGCCTCTAAAGTAGCAGGATCAAATGGCGAGAGTCTGGTTCCAGAGTAATAATCTGGAGTCATCTTACCTGTTGAGTATAAATCTTCTGCTCTTTTAAAGCCTGTCTCTAAATAAGGCTTCTGTTCATCCCACGGTTCAGTCCGTGTAGTCTGTGTTTGGCTTCCTCCTGACATATATTACTCCCTCATTAACTCAACCCCAACAAGAATCGGGCCTTCATGCTCCGCGATACCTGTCGGGAAATATGGATAATAATCATAATCATCTCTATCCTCCCTATAACCTGATCTTTCCCACGCTCCGTCACCGTAAGTCCATCGTGGATAGACATACTTATATCCTTCAACATCAGGCATAGGGAGTCCAGAACCATATGATCCAGAATCTCCCACATCTGGGTCCATAACAGAGTCGGGAACCTTATAGGATGATGTTGATGCTGTTGACCAAGATACAGGCGCATCTGGCGTATAGCCTGTTAATCCTGTGGGAAGAGTGTAGTCAAAAATGCCAGTCTTTCCGAAAAGGCCAGACCTTGCTTGAGACTCAGGACTCCAAGGGCTGTAATCAGCCGCTAATAGTCCCGGTGCTAGTGGTTGTAATATAGGTACTATTGCCATTTGCTTTTAATATCCTTTGTTATTACTGAGTATTCGTTATCCCAGTTTAGTTTTTTAGCAAGGCCTTTTCTAGTCCATGCTTCTATAGAAGAGCATTCATGTCTTACACCAAATCCTTCAATGATATCTATAAAGTCTTTCCATAATTCATAATCGTGACCGCTTTTAGACGCAAATGTTATGATCCGTAAAACCTTCTTTCTTGGGTAAGTTATCACCTCTGTAACGCCAGCGCAGAATACCTCACCGTTATTTATACCTACCCATAATACCTCTCTGTCATCAAGGATAAGGTCAAGAATGTCTGACGATAACATCTCTCCGTCTGCGTGTGCCAAAGCCTTGTCTAACAAAGGTTTTACATCTTCCCAAACTTGGTCGATATCATTAGGATTAACTATTAATAGATTGGGCTTATTCTTGTCAATTAGACTTCTAGGTGGCTCTATAGATTTGTCCATGATGTTCCGTTGTAGAAATATATCCCTTCGCCGCTGCCCGGGTTCCAATCAGTTCCGTCTGCATATCTAATGTCACCAGTTCTAGGGCGGGAAGGTTCTGCATGAATCCTCTCAAGACGGAAGGTTGCTTGGTTATACAGGATGTTGCCTAGCCTTTTAAGCTCTGTAACCATATACAATCCTAGATCATCAACCTCTTCTGGGAGAGGTCCAGGCTCATATAGCGTTACACTTTTCTGTACACGATCAGCGTAGGTTCCCATTAGTAAGACCTTGAACCACGTTGACCTACCTCCTGTACGTCAATAGCGTAACCGTCTAACTCCCAATCCATATCGGTGGTAGATTCAAAGCGAACAGCATATAACTTACCTGTTCCTCTTACAGATACTTTGGACTGTGTATTTGGGTTGAAGGTTACAGGAGCGTTCCAAGTGATACCTTCCTCTGTTGACATTGAAGTGCCTAGATATATATTGATATAGTTATCACTACTAATAGACATTTTAGGCCAGATAGCACTAATCCTTTTTACATTCGCATGGTCTGCCTGACCTTGCTCATTCATAGTCAGACCGCTTCTTTCTATGTAAGAGGTCATAAGCGTGGTATCTTCTTTATTGCCTGAGTTATCCCTGTACAACTTAGTATTGCTAGGATCAGCAAAAAGAAGAACCTTGTCCTGTAGGTCATAACTCATAGTCCACGGACCTGTTATGCTATCCCATGTTTCCGTTGTCGCGGCCCATGTAGTTGCTCTTGTAGGGTTGCCTACGTTGCCGTATCCTATATGCGCTAAGTCTGGTATATCTCTGATGGTAAATGTATTGGTAATATAGTTCCAAACAACAGCCTTATTCGGCTGATTTGTATCTGCGCCGTCAGCAGTGAAACAGAATAGTATCTCTGTCCTTCCGTAGTCTGCGGTTACAAAACACTTATTGGTCTGCGCTCCGTCAATTGACTGGAACACATATTCTTTTAGTTTCATGGGAAGGATAGGCTTTATCCTTTGACCGTCATTGATATAGAAATTACCTTTACCAAAGATAGCATGACCGCCATCAAACTCTGCTACGCAGTTCTTAGATATTGCGCCGATAGTAGGAGATAGCTGTCTGAATGAAAAGATAAACGGAGTGCCTACAAAGGTCATAGAGTATACAGCATCCTCCTTGTAGATCATAAAGGAGTCTCTTAACTGTAGACCGTCTAATATGTCTCCTTTCGTATCTGCTAGTTCAAATTCTCCAGCATCAACCGTACTTAGAGTCTCATTCCATGACGAAGGTAAGGTCTGGATTGCCGATTCTGTACTCCACTTAACAACTCTAGGAAAGTTTATTCCATCTGTAGTTATATTAAGAGCAACCAAAAAGGATCGGAATGCTCTCATAGACTTACATAATACAGTTATAGTTACTGGGTCATTATCGGAGTGTGTGGCCGCAGTTGTTCCTCCGGCTCCTCTGGTACATCCAGTAAAAGTTGTAGACGTTATTCCTGTATAAGTAATCTTCTCGCTTCCAATTGTCATGGTTCCTGCACTTGGGAAGTCATCCGTACTGTCAACAGTGATAGTAGTTACTGAAGCGTCTATGCCTCCATCAAGCAGTGTAAGGCTAGGCCAGTTTGAAAGGTCTTGCATCTTCTGGCTGGATATTGGCTTACCATCCGTTAGCGCCCAATACTGAGGTTTGTCAAAGTTATTGGTCATTACCAGGACACCACCGATAATGGTGGAAGTCCAGCCTTCATCTGCTGTAGCGGAATATGTACCGCTAGTTCTGGTAATATTATACCACTTGTTTGATCTTGTTACAGTTGCGTCATCTGAGTGTGAGGCGGCTGAAGTGCTATCAGCGCCTCTTGTACAGCCTGTGAAGGTTGTTGTTGTTTTACCTGTATATGTAATATTCTCATTATCTACAGAAATCGTACCTATTGATTCAAATCCTGTCGTACTGTCTACTGTTACTGTAGTGTCGGTATCATTTATAGAGCCGTTCAATAATGTAGATGAGCTTGTATTATCATAAGCGTATATAGACACAAGGCCAGCAACAACCCAAAACTCAGGAGTTCCTAGCGTTATCTGAGTTATATAATACGGAGAGATAGGACAGGTAGACATTACCTCTGAGTAACCTGGACACTTTTTTATAGAGCCTTCTTCAGTCTTTACGTTATTGCCGTCAGACCATACGTTAGGAGGCAAGTTCCATGAACTCTTCTCCTTGACAATCCCAACTTGTCCGACATTATCAACGCTAATTAAAGCCATTAAATGTACCTAACGTGATATTCGTCTACTTCTGCATCAGGAGCGGTAGGCCAGCCCCAGTTGGTTTTATCTACAGTCCTGTCAACCGTTTCAGTTTCCGGGCCGATTGTTTCCACACCTTCGTCATAGGTTGACAGGTATCGTTCTTCCTGTATCGGATGGTTCTGGAAGTTACGCACTGCATCTACTGATGCGAATGCCTCTACCCCAGACTCAAGAGAGTTGCCGTGAGCGCGAACTTCGTTGCGGTATGTGATCCATTCGTCCGATAGGTCAGTACCACCGTCTGATGCTCTTATCACTCTCCAATCTGAAGAGGACAGGAGTGAGCCAACGTGTGTGCTGATCTTAGAAATCAGTTGTGTCTTGAGTTGCTCTACGTCTTTCTCTTTTGACTCGTAGGAGATAACCCACTCACCGTCTACCAGTTCGTAGTTCTCTCTGCCAGTGTTGTAGTACCGTGAGTCAGGCACTTCTACCCTTGCAGGTGCGATGCCTATTGCCAGTAGTTCTGGCTTAGTCCATTTACGGAAGATACTGGATGGGTGTTGTATGCCGTTCACGGTTATGCCGCGAGGCGTTTTAATTGTTCCAAATTGTTCTGAGTACCACATAATTACCTCGCGTTTGAGTATTTGAATGGTGATTCTGCGAATGCGATGTAGATGTAACTGTCATCATCTGTATTAAAATAAGTTCCATTATGTCTTATTTTAAAACCTGATGCTGTAAAATCCATAGGATAAGAACTTGCATCCCAAGTAGCATCAGTTAAATTAGGATAAAGCCATTCATCTTCTGGATTAAAAGTATTTCTTTTATTGTCTAGTATGGTCCAATTCCTAGAAGCAGTATCAATGTTTTTTACCAATAGCAGAGCCGGTTTGAATCCTGTGTAGAGAAAATTCCCATCTGCATTCCCATTCCCCACATACGATCCTACCTTGCTGTAGCCTTCTACTGAATGGAAACAGTAGGCTATGTAATCTTCGGTATTCGTATTTACCTCTACACCATCTCCTATAGTAAATACTGAAGCACTTGGGACTGTATCATTCCATCTGTCAA